AACGAGGGATAGCTGAGCAATGCACGCCTGGCCGCGCGAATGTGAACCGCAATGCTGGAACCACTTGAGCTAATCCTATGGGGTGTGATCCTGGCGCTGGTGTTCTGTGCGGCGATGGTGGCTGTGGTGAAGCTCTTGAACACGCCTAATGAGCGTAGGAAGCGGCGATGAGCTGGTGGCCATACAGCATCGGGTTTCTGGTGGGCCTCGTGGTGGGTGTGGTGTCGATGTTTGTGTGGATTGCCGAGACGATTGCGCCGGCAATGGACCGCATTCAGCGCGAGCGCAAAATCGAATACTGGGTGCGGCGCGATGACGCTGCGCGGAATGATTATCGGAGTGAGCTTTAAAGAAAAAGGGCGCCAGTAGACGCCCGGAGCAATTGAATAGCTCGGTGATTATAGCAGAAGAAGGACAGTGAATAACAAAAGAAAGACTGGAGAACAATTGAATGGCTCTGTTTGAAATAAGAAATATCGTTGCAAATCCATTTCGGCATATCAAGCGATATCCAATTAAACGAGACAAGGTGGCAGCACTTCGCGAGTCACTTCAGAAAACCGGATTCTGGGACAACGTGGTTGCGCGAGAGGCGAACGGCAAGGCTGAGATTGCTTACGGACACCATCGGCTGGTTGCGCTCAGAGAGGAGTACAGCCCCAGTCACAAGGTCAATCTGATCATTCGGAAGCTGGATGATGAAGCGATGATTCAGATCATGGCCCGCGAAAACATGGAAGAGTGGGGCACAGACGCCAATGTGAGACAGGAGACAGTGAGGGCGGTTATTCAGGCATATGCCGACGGGCTTATAAGTTTGTCGCCTGTTCCTGCTCACACACCTGGCAGTCGCATTCGTTACGCACCGTCATTTTCGACCAATGTTCAAGACCGGAGTCTTGAACATCCTTACACCGCGCAAACACTCGCGGAGTTTGTTGGCTGGCTGGAGCCAAATGGTAACGCACAGGAATATTTGCGCGATGCGTTATGGGCGCTTGAGTTCATCGATGAAGGCATTTTGAAGGAGTCTGATTTTGAGGGATTAAATACGAATCAGACGCGGGCTGTAATTGATGAAGCCAGGCGCGTCAAAAATCAGAGAGAAGCCGCTGCTCGTGTTCACCGACTACAGGCAGAGGCCGCACGGAAGGAAGCCGAAAAGGCTGAGCGCTGGCGGCAGGAATCTGCCGAGAAGCAGCGGCGTATGGAAGAAGCAGCCAAAGCCGCCAAGGATACCGAGGCGCGGGATCGTGCGCGCAAGGAAGCCAAGGAGTACCAGCGCAAGCAGGCGGAAGCTGCCGAGAATCAGAAGCAGGCACTCAAGCGTGAGCAGGCTTCAAGAAAGCAGGAAGACTCACTCAAGGCTGAGGGCAGGCGTTCGGCCACCAATGTCGGACGTGCCGTCAGTGCAAGCCTGAAGAAGGGGGAGATTGGTTCTCGACAGGCAAGAGACGTAGCCGACAGGGTTGACGCGAGGAAAGGCGATCACCCGCGACCCGACATTGAGATGTTCGCTAAGAGATTTGCCGGGGAACTAAACAGGTTTCTTGATCCTGATCGGGACGAAAGAGTCGCCAAATTAAAGGAACTTGTTAGGTCTCAAGAATACTTGACTGACAGTACTCGCATAGAACTAGCACGCGTCTTGGAAGATGTATCCCAACGCGCTCTTAACTACAGCAATCAATTTTCAGGAAAGACGGTGCCCAGTGACCGCGCTTTACCAGGAAAGAGGAGTTAATTGAATGGCTCGAACACCTGATCGTTTGGTAACAGACCTAGTTGATGTGGCTCACGCTTTAATTTTAGAGGGCACAACTGATCCTCGCGCTAACGAACTTGCGAGTAAGTATTATGGGAGCTTGGCATATTCTGCTGGGACTGTTGAAGACATTCGAAGAAAACTGGCGCGAATTCGAGATGAACTTGAGCGGAAGTATAAACATCAGATTTATCTTGTGAGTTCAGCGTATTATCCCAAGTTTCGCAAATCGCCACCAATAACTCTTGCGCAGGCCCGCAAATGCATTCCTTTAGGTCGTGGCGTCCGGCCTGAAGGCTTGCGCCTTTATCAGGTGGATGGTGAAGATTTTATCTGGAAGGCCATGATTGATGCGAGATTTTCAACTGGGAACGGAGCAGTAAAAAAGGCTATCGAGAAAGTGGCTACCTCTTTTTCGAGCGGCCTTTTAGGGCAAGCAAGTGCCCGGGATATTTTGGAGAGTGCTCGAAGACAACGCCAACCAGAACAGCAGCAAGTCATAGAGCGCATTATGGCTGAGGATACAAGACTTTTGCCTGGCATAAGCTAGATTGCGCTCCGCTTAAGGGAGCAATCCATAGACCCTCACGCATCTGAAATGAGAACGACAGCCAGTGGGTCGAATTCGGACCATCAAGCCGCAAATGTTCACGGATGAAGATATAGGCGATCTCTCATTTGAAGCGAGGTGGCTATTTGCCGGACTCTTCACCCAGGCGGATCGCGAAGGAAGATTAGAAGACAGACCGCGCAAACTGAAAGTTGAGCTTATGGCTTACGACAGCGTAAATGTCGAATACCTGTTGCGCGAGCTGGCCGAAGCGCGATTCATTACGCGATATGAGGCAGAAGGGAAGCGATACATTCACATTCGAACCTTCTGGAAACATCAACATTTTCACATTAAAGAACCCCCGAGTACCCTCCCGGAACCCCCAGCACCGTGCGAGAACGGTGCAAGCACGGTGCAAGCACCAGTCTCGCCGGGTAGGAGGGGAAGGGAAGGGGTAGGAAGGGAAGGGAAGGAGAAGCTGGAGGCATCCGCGGCGAGCACGGTGCAAGACTCTGCTTCTGCTTCTGCTGTTTCTAATCTTTTTCCTGACGAGTATCTCGATGAACTCCAGGCTGATCCCGCATACGGCGAAATCAAAGTGCGCCACGTCTGCGCGAAGATGCTTCGCTGGTGCAAGGAGCACGGACAGGAGCCAACACGAGAGCGGCTGATCAACTGGCTAAACCGAGAAGAGCCAAGGAAGGGGAATGGCGCAAATGACGACGACAGAGGCACAAGCGCCCAGGCAGCACGGGTTGCCGCAAGTCTTGAGCGGGATAATTAGCGCAGCAAGGCGGCGGGCAGGTGTCGCCGCTTTGAGCGACGCAGCCCTTGCCGACGAGATTCGCGACTGGCAGCGCATACTTGCGCAGGTACCAGCTGACCGGATCGAAGAATGTGAGCTGCACGCAATTCGCAATCGCGTGGTAAAGGCATTGCTGCAGCCGCAGGAACTGATTGCATCCTGGCATGCGATCCGGGAAGCGGAGCGCGCAAATAGGCCAGATCCGATTAAGCTTGAACATGGCGAAGTGTGCTGGTACTGCGAAGGGAGTGGGTGGCAGACGCTTGCTCGCAAAGTACCGGACTCTTTCGGCGAGAATACGTTTGTCAGACCGTGCGCGTGTTCAGCAGCACCGCTTGAGATTCGCAAGCTCGAGCCACTTGGTGAACCGGAATGGCACAAGCGCAAGCATTCGGTGATATGGGAACGGGCAGAGTAGAGCCAGGCGAAGCGCAATACTACGAGGCCATGGCGCGCATCGAGAAGTACGAAGCGGTGATCTTCGAGATGATCCGGCTCATGGAACATGCAAAGCACACAAGCGATGTGGAACGAGCGAAAGGTGTGGGAGAGAAAGCACTCGAGGGTACGCGGTATGACCGAGCCCGGCACATTCGATCCTAGGACCCCAGTGTTTGGAATCTTCGAATGCTGGAAGTGTCATGCGACGCGGCCGATACTTACACCACGATCTATGCGGCGCGGTGGTGAGCGCGTTTACCACTGCCGAGTGTGCAGAGCGAAAAGCAATGTCAAATGGCTCGATAAACACATAACGTTTCAGGCCTACCTGGACCAGCTTCCCAAGGAGGAATCCGAATGATCACTGTGATAATTCCGCTTGTGATGGCAATCCTCGGAGCGTTAGCGTATGCGCTTAGTGCGAATCCGAAAGTGCAGGAACTTGGGCGGCTGCTCTTCGCGGCGGGTGTATTTGCGTTGGCGTTTGGGTTGAGTGGGTATAAGTTCTCGCTATGAGTGATCCAGTCGACCCCACGACCAAGTTGGTGATTCTCACTCCAGCCGAAGCGCGGAAATATGAACTCGACATTATCCGCGCATTCGTGGATCGGGCAGAACAGCGCCTCCCGGGCTACAGCTCGGGCAGAGGTGCCGATGATTGGCTGAAGAATTACCACCGTGCGGTGAAAGATGAACTCGATGCGATGGAGAAGGAGGCTGAGTGAGTCTGCCGCGAAGCGTACACACTGAGACTCGCTTTGGGAGAATTATTCAAACGCGCTATGCGGGCCGCTACTTTCGTTCGCGTACTGAAGCACGTTGGTGTGTATTCTTCGATGCAATGAATCTTCGCTGGGAGTATGAACCTGAAGGCTACATCCTTGGTGCTGGCAAAGCGTACCTGCCTGACTTCTGGATACCGGAATGGCGTGCATGGTTTGAGGTGAAGCCAATGAGTGAGCGGCAGAATGCGCACGCACTTGTATGTTTTGGTGGGCCAGACTTGATCAGAGGCTCGATGATCTTTGACGATCGGTGCGTGTATAACTACGTCAATGAGTATGGGCCAGCGTGCGATTCACCTGAAGATGGAGTAGCTTACGAGGCGTATAGAAGGGCAATGGAGGAGAGATTTGAATCCTGCCAATCCGACGCTATAAAACATGGCCGTTCGTATTGAAACAATCATTCGACTAATCGGAGAGTGTAACGGCAATCTTGCTGCCGTGGGGCGCGCCATTAAGCGCACTCGCTCCTCGGTGTGGGAGCGAATCCAGACATCGCCAGAAGCGAAACGGGCACTTGCAGATGCTCGCGAGGCGGTTGGCGATAGCATTGAGAATGCGCTCATCAAGGAAGCGCTCGATGGCAACGTAACAGCACAAATCTTTTACCTGAAATGCCAACGACAATGGCGCGAACGTACTGATATTCACGTAACCGGAGTAAGGTTTGATTACGAGTCGCTCACTGATGAAGAGCTTGAAGCTCTCGCCAGCGCAGAGAGCGTCGGTTGAGCTTGAGATTCGGAAGCGGCGTAGACTTGCACCTCGCATTACGCTATTACCGCACCAGATTCCGCCTGATGGTGATTGGGTGCGCTGGATCCTGCTCAGTGGTCGCGGCGGCGGCAAGACATACGCGGCTGCTCATTACGTTGACGAATACGCACGCGCAAATCCTGGTGCTCGAATCGCAATCATTGCACCAACGCTGGGTGATGCGCGCAAGACGTGCGTCGAAGGGGTCGCTGGAATCTTGAGCTTCAATCGCAATGTGAAATTCAATCGTTCGTGGGGTGAACTACACTGGCCGAACGAAGCGCAGGGTACTCTCTTTGGCGCGCACACGCCGGATGATGCTGAGAGGTTGCGAGGACCGCAGCATCACCTGGTGTGGTTCGAAGAGATGGCCGCAGCGCGCGAGCTCGAGGACTCGTGGACGAATATGCGATTGGGCCTGCGGCTTGGTGATCGACCGCGCGTGATCATCTCGACAACACCCAAACCGCGACCGCTCTTGAAGCGATTGCTTGATGATCCTGGCACTGTCGTCACGCGCGCAACGACTGCTGACAATCCCTACCTGCACGAGTCGGTGCGTACTGAACTCTATCGCCTGTACGAGGGCACGCGCATTGGACGGCAAGAACTTGGCGCCGAGATTCTCGATGACAATCCTGATGCACTGTGGACACGTGAGGTCATCGAAGCGTCGCGCGTGTCACGAGTGGCGGCAATGAATGCGGGATTACAGTGCAGGGGATTTCGGAAGATGGGCACGGTTACCTGCTTGACGATCTCTCGATGCAGGGGTCGCCTCATGCGTGGGCTAAGCAGGCAGTGACGGCATACGGCAAGTGGAAAGCCGATCGCCTCGTTGCTGAGACGAACCAGGGCGGCGAGATGGTGCGGCAGACGATTGCATCTGTTGATCCGACCGTCAGCTATCGCGGTGTGCATGCCAGCCGTGGTAAATTCACGCGGGCTGAGCCGATCAGCTCGCTTTATCAACAGGGCCGCATTCATCACGTCGGGTGCTTTATGGAACTCGAGGACGAGTTGTGCAGCTGGCAGCCAGGTGCGGACAGTCCGAACAGACTCGATGCGATGGTGCACGGATTCACGGCCTTGATGCTTTCGAAAAAGGTGATTGAGATTACCGTGGTGTGACTATGCCAACACTAATCGACCGCGCACGCGCCGCACTCAAATCCTTCCGCTTTCCTGGATACCCCCAATCATCGCAGTCCTTCGGTGCGCAAGTGTTTTGGCCTGAATGGCCATCGCAACTCAATGCAGTCTCACTGATGCCGCCTGACCTGACTACATCATCGCTGATCATGTCAGCAGTCAACTGGGCCGGCACTGTGTTTGCCGAGCCGATCATTCAGGTGTTGAGGCAGGCAGAGCAGGATGAGTGGGTGCCGACGAAGAATCACCCGCTGCAGCGCATCTGGGAGCAACCCAACCCTTACTACTCTGGCGCGGTGATGCTCAAGGCATTCGCGTATTACTGGCTCGTGAATGGCAATGTGTACCTGCTCAAGAAGCGCGACAAGGTGGGGAATTTGCGTGAACTGTGGCTGCTTGACTCTGATCAGGTCAACCCGCGCTGGCCGGTGGATGGCAGTGAGTTCATCAGCTACTACGAGATCAGAAGCGATGGAGTGCCGTACCAGGTTGCGAAGGGCGACATCATCCACTTCCGATATGGCCTCGATCCACGTAATCATCGCATCGGACTTGCACCCGTACGTGCGTTGCTGGATGAGGTCATGTCGGATGAGGCCGCGATCTACTACTCGAAGAACATTCTCGGCAAAGGCGGTATCCCGCCGTACTTCATCTGGCCGAAAGCGAACTCCGATTCCGTTTACACAATCGATCAGGCAAAGGTGAAAGAGGCGCTGATGTCATCGACAAGCGGCGCGAATGCGGGCACGCCGGGCGTATTCTCAGCGCCAATGGAAATCGGGCA